TTGGGGCCAGCCGCTACAGCCCTGTCCGAGCACGTCCACGGCGCTGATGAGGTTCTGAAACTCCACCTTCAGGCCGATCAGCTCAGCACCGAACCCGACGGTTCCGTCGTGGTCGTGGACGGCTACAACCGCACGCCCCTTGCTGAGTGGGCTCGCGTTACCCTGCCCCAGTGGCGGCTGAAGGCGCCTAAGCCGGCCGGCACCGGCGCACCCCCCGGCGGATCCTCCGCTGGCGGGGGTGATGGCGCCTTGCCGCCTGGGGCCAACCCATGGCAGGAGGGGAACCTGACCCAGCAGATCGAGTTGGCCAATCGCGATCCCCAGCTGGCGATGAGGCTCGCCCAGGCTGCCGGCAAGAGGCTGGTGATCCGAGGTCAATAGGGGTGAGGCAAACTAGGGGACGGGAAAGCAGTGCCGACCCGGGGCCTGTGGCCAACAGCCAACCAACCCCTTGCCTCCGATGGCATTTCTATACAGACCGGATACGAGGATCTACGATCCGTTCTCAGACTACATTGACGAACAAAGCACCCTTCGCTCTAAGTTCGTCGCAAGCGGGCTTGTAAGCAACAATCCCGTTATCGCCCAAAACGTCAGGAAGGGCGATGCTTTCAGGATCCCGAATTGGCAGCCCAACTTGCAAGGAGATGTCCAGATCCCTAAGGAAGGCTATCCGTTGACCGTCAACAAGCTAGGCAGCAACGAACAGAAGGGCGTCGTCTTCCACCGCGCCAATGTCTGGGGCTCCAGCGACCTGGCGAAAATGGCTGTCGGTGCCGAAAACGACCCGATGGCCGCCATTGCCCGCCGGATTTCGGACTGGGTGCTTTGGGCCGATCAGCTCGACATTCTGGCGACGCTCTCCGGCGTGTTTGGCGCCCTTGGCACCAGCAATGCCGGCGCCGCGTTCGCTGATATGTGCGTTGACGCCAGCGGCAGCGGCGAGACCGATTTCAGCGTGAGTCACGTCGTTCGCGCTGATGGTATTCTTGGTGAAGATGCCGATACATTCGGCATCATCGTTGTTCCTCCTGCGATTAACAGTTATCTGCGCATCCGGGAGATGATCAACTACGTCAGCGCCAAGGATCTGCCAGGTATCACCGCCAGCACTGCAGCGGCCGGAAGCATCACCAGCAGCAATGCCGTGGATGGTGATTTCTCCAAAGCCTTCAGCTCTAACGGGCTGGTGCCGATGTTCGGCTCCAAGGCAGTGATCGTGTCCGACAATGCCCCGCGCCATGGCACATCGGGTGCCTACAAATACGGGGTGTACGTGTTTAAGCCTGGCGCACTGGGCCAAGCCTTCCAGGATCCCGTGCGGACGGAAGGCGACCGGGACATCCTCACTGGCGGCGGCGAGGACATCCTGAAGGTCCAATGGGACAAATGCATTCACCCGCTCGGCGCCAGCTGGGTGGGCTCCATTCCCGAAGGTGGCCCCAGTGCCGCAAACCTGGCAAACCCCGAAAACTGGGCTAAGGTGTTCGACAAGAAGAACATCGGCGTAGCCCGGATCACCTGTACTTGCCCTATCGAGCTGTAATCATGCAGTTTCACCTGGATAAACCTGTTTTTACAGGCGTGGTCTGCCAGTTCAGACCGATCACAACCCCCGTCGGCACGGCTAACGCCACCCTAACGGCAGAGCAGACAGTGGAGGGCATCGTCGCAATGACCCCCACGGCGGCCCGCACTCTCACCACTGCCACGGCCACCGCAATCGTGGCCGCCATTGGCGTTCCCGTTCAAATCGGGACCACGTTCGAGCTCACCGTGGTCAACGGTGCCGCCAGCTCTCACGCACTCACGCTCACCGCTCCCACCTCTGGCGGGATCACCCTGGGCGGTGATTCGGCGATGGCTACCATCTCTGCGTCCACGTCGGCTACCTATATCGGTCGGGTCACAGGTGTCTCCACGCCTGCGGTCACGTTCTACCGCAAGTCGGGCTGATGGGTTGCTTTGCCAGACGCTGGCAGGTACTGCGTGAGGCTGCTGCACGAGCGGCGGCCTCCACTTCCCCCGAGCCACCACAGCCGCCCACCAAGGCGCTGAAACCACAACGGGCAGCCACCAATGAGCAACGTCCCTGAGTTTTCTAACTTCCGCTACATCGCGGACGGGACTGCCGTCACCCCTGGCGGGGGTAAGCGGTTTGTTGCGCTGTTGGCGCTGGAGGCGACCGTTCTTCATGCCGACACGAAATGCCGGAGCTGCCCTGACGGCCTCGGCAGCATGCCGATTCCTGCGGGGACGCTGGTGATGGGCATGTTTGAGACGGTCAAGCTGAGCTCTGGCAAAGTCGTGGCCTACCTGAGCTGACCGATGAGCGTTCTCCACGGGATCACGATCCCGCCTAAGGGGCGATGGGTCTCTGACCGCAGCCCCATTGCCAGCGACCTGGGCGAGTGGGAATCCTGCGACGGCGAGGCTCATGAGTTCCACGATCCGATGATGTCGCTCACCGTCTCGATTGACGATGATCACACCGTGCATCTGTTCTGCGAGGCTGATCAGGTTGATGCTGCAGTGGGGAGGCTGAGGCAACTGCTCAGTGGCTGATCTCTCCGCCCAGATTGAGGCGTTTCTCAGAAATGCCCTACGCCAGAAGCGCTTGGAGGATCAACGGGTCCGACAGGCGCTTCGCGATCTGCGGCAGGTGCTGGCGGCCGTGGAGCGGGTCGTGGGTGAGAGCGGCGTGGCGGCTCCACAGCCGGGCCGGAATGAGGCAATCGCCAGGGTGACCGCAGCCATCGCCCGCAGCGTGAGGGACTCGTTCGGGGCGCCCCAGCTGGCGGCCCTCAGCGCTGCCCTGGCGCCATGGCTGGAGAGTCAGCTCCGGTTCGCCCGCCAGATGGTGGAGATGGCCGGCGGAGACCTGGCCGCGCCGACTGTGCAGATGACCGCATCGCAGGCGGCCCGGATCGTCCGCGGCGTGCAGGTGGCCGGCACCACGATGGAGAACCAGCTCCTCTCCCGACTACCGGCGATGGTGGCCGATCGGGTCGAGCGGTTCATCCGGCTGGGGGTTCAGGACGTGGCCGGGGGCGAGGTGTTCGCCACCTACGAGAACGCCGTGGTGCGCACCGTGGGCAACGCGGTTGAAGCAAGCATCCGCACTGGTGTGCACGAAGCGGGGAGCTTCGCGCAGCAGATGATCTACCAGTACGAAACCGATCCCGCCTGGCTCGGGCCCGACGGGCTGGTGTGGACTGCCATCCTGGACTCCCGGGTCTGCCCCGTGTGCCTGAGCCTCGACGGCACGCGGTACCAGTTGGGCACGCCGGCGCCTTATTTCGACGGGGAGAACAAGACGAGCCCTCACCCCCAGTGCCGCTGCTACCTCTTGCCCTGGAAATGGAGGAACGACACGGAACAGGGGCAGCCGGTGAACAGGGAGGCGACCGGGGACAAAGGGGCCGAAGCGCTCTCGTTCCGTGCCGCGGCGTCGCAGTGGGTGCGGGACAATCCCGAGACGGCTCGGAGCATCTTCGGCAAGGCGCTGGGACAGCGGCTGATCGACGGCAAGATCGGCTTCGATCAGGCCGTTAAGCTGTGGTCAGACAAGGGCTAGCCATGACCGTAACCGTTGTTGCCACAGTCGGCGCCGCCAACGCCAACAGCTACCTCAGCGTGGCTGCAGCCGATGACCTGGCAGACGACTACCTCGGCCCACTGAACTGGACGGCAGCAACCACGGACAACAAGGGGCGGGCACTGATCACGGCAACCCGTTACCTCGATCAGTTGGAATGGCTCGGCAGCCGCGCCACCACCACCCAGTCCCTCGCGTGGCCTCGATCTGGCGCTGAGTGCGGGGAGTGGTCGTTCGAAGATGACGAGATTCCGGCCCCCATCAGACAGGCTGCTTTCGACCTGGCAGAGGCCTTGCTGGGGGCTCCCGCCCTACTCAGAGGCCCAGGGGCGGGCAATGCGGAGCTGATCTCGGGGATCCCCAACGCCAGCCTGAAGTCGGCGCGGGTGGATGTGATCTCACTGGAGTTCAGGGACGGGGCTGTGCCCAATAACCAGAATGCTCTCAACGTGTTGCCAGGGTTGCGGCAGACGCTGGGGTGCCTCTGCCTAAGCACGCCTATCGGTGGATCGCGTAGCATCCGGGTAGTTCGATCGTGAATCGTGCCAGCCGTGGCCGAACAGCAGCTTAACCTGTTCGGCCCGGCTGACGAAAAGCCGGCTACCAGGAATCACCTGGCAACGCCTCTCACACGGGAAGAATCGCGAAAGATTGGCAAGATGTACGCAGAAAATATCAGGTTGGTCGGGAAGTTTCAGGCCAAGATGCGAGAGAAATACGGCAAATGTTTGCCATTGGAAGATATAAACAGCGCTGTTGATATTGCATTCATCAAAGCAGCGAGGATATGGAATCCAGAGCGGGGAGCATTCAGCACGATCCTCGGACACTTCGCTGCTGGCGAGGTACGCCACGCAATCAAGGCGGCCGGAAACTGGGGCGTGGCCGCCACCCAACGCGCACGCCTGGCGGGGATGCAAGCCCGCCGGATGCTGGAGGCTGGGATGACCGCAGCCGATGTGTGCCGCGAGATGGCGATCACCGAGGACGACCTGCTGGACGTTCTACGGGCCACCACCGGCCTGGCGCATGACGTGTGCGGCTTCGAGCTGCACCTATGCGATCGACCAACACCGTGGGAGCTGCTGGAGGACGGCGAGGCAAACTAGGGGAACAACGCACGCGTGGACCATGGCTACGGGAGCCTATTTCGCTTCCCTGGATATTCGGCTCTGGCTGAAAGAGGGCACCACGGCAAGCGAGCCCCCTACCAGCTCAACAGGTATGACTGAGATTCTCAGTCTGTCGGACGCCAGTCTACAGACGACATCGGAGACGCAGATAGCGACCGATTACCAGACCCCCTTTGGCTACGGCAGCCTGCTGGTAACCGGCAAGAGCTGGACCTTGCCTTTACAGCTCAATCTGGACACAACCAGCGATGGCTACAAGCTGTTGCGCAGGTCTGACAACAACGGCGCCAAGGGCGTAACAGTTCAGGCGTACAGAGCTCTTCCGCTGGTTGGAAGCGGCAACACCAATCCGCAGGTTGACGCGGGAGTTGCGTTTGTCAGCAACTATCAGGAGACGATGGCCCGCGGCAACATCGCTACGGTGTCATTCACCCTGCAGGGCTACGGCGCTCCGTTGGCCTATCAGCAGGGCAATCCCATCGCGACGCTGACTATCACCACCCCTGGCGCGGGCCTGTCCGCTGGTACCGCTGTGCCCCTGGTGCCCGTGACGCCAGGCCCCGGCAACCTGTCGGGCCTGGGCGCCACCGCGACGATCACCGTGAATGGCAGCGGCGTGATTCAAACCGCCACGATCGTGGCCGGCGGCAAAAACTTCAGGGTGGGCGACACCTTGACGATTACCGATCCCGCCGTGGTCGGCGCCGGCGACACTGCCCCGCTATTCACCGTGGCGACGGTGGCCTAAAGCCCCCCGGCCTGGCTCAGCCGCTGCCACTGCTCGGCGAAGAACCGGGCGAGCGGGTGCTTGTCGAGTGCCGGCTTGATCCAGTTCCGGCCTGGCAGCGCTCGGCCGCTGGCGGTGATGCGGTCTTCAAGGATGGACCTGGCGTAGTGGAACCCATCCTCGCTGACCGGATCCCAGGTGAATGTGATCGTTGACCCTCGCGGGTTGTCCTGGCGCCGCTGCGAGTTGAGGAAATCGCCCGAGTCCACGATGTTGCGCGGGCTGGACGCGATGGTGTAGGGCAAGCCGCCTTGCGCTTTCAGGACCTTATTGCGCTGGCGAAACGAGTTGGCTTTGTTGAACTTGCCGTAGCGGTAGGTTATCCCTGGCCATGGATACTGAACAGCTCTAATTTCTTCCTTCAGTTGCGGGCCGATTACATCGCCGTACTTCGCCATGATTATCGGCACACGCAACAGTAGCCGGCTAGATGTAAACCCGGTTAGCTTTAGCTCAACAGTAATCCTAGCCATCGACGTACACCGCGAGTCGGATGCGGTCACCGATAACACTCTGCATTATGCCGCCGATCAGCCCTGTGGAGCCGTAGGGGTATCGCTCCTGCAATACCTCACACCTGGCGGGCGGCTTGCCGCTGAACACCAGCAGCCCCCTCACGCCGGCCTGGATCCTGGCGTCCAGGGCCTGAGGGTTCACCGCGTAGCCGTCATAGGTGGTTGCTGGATCCTCAACGGTGCCGATGTCCACAACATCGAATGTTGCCGTGGCGTTGGCCTGGCCTAGAAGTGCGCTGCTCATGGTCTAGTTTGCCGCCTGAGGCAACCTAGAGGAAGGCGGAGATGGCATGGCGGAGAATCTGGGCGATGCGGTCCTAGTCGTCAGGGCCGACACCACGCAGCTGGACGCGGGCTTTAGGCACGCCGAGGAACGCGCTCGCCAGGCTGGGACAGCCGCTCGGGATGCGTTCCAAGCGCCGGCAAACAGCATCGCGGCATTGCAGGCAAGGCTTGCCGAACTGCGCCAGTCGTTCAACGTCGCAGAGATCGGCTCGCAGGAGTTCCGCAAGCTCCAGCGCGAGATCCAGCGCACAGAGCGAGAGCTGGCCCGCGTCGATCAGACCCTGGCGGGCCGGCTTGCCAGGGGTGCCCGTGGGTTCGGCGCAGAGGCGCTGCTGGCCCTTGGGGCAGGTGGTGCCGCCGCTGGAGCGGGGTTCGCCGCTGGCGGGTTCCTGAAAAGCTCCATCGATCAAGCGGTCGAGCTGGAAAACGTCACGCGGAAACTGACGGTGACCCTGGGCCCCCAGGGCGCCGCTGGGGCGATCGGCTTCACCCGGGGGATCTCGCGGGAGCTGGGGCTCTCGTTTGAGACGCTGGTGGGCAACTACAGCAGCTTCACCGCAGCCGCCACGGCGGCGAACATTCCGATCGAGCAGCAACGGCAGCTGTTCACGTCGGTCAGCCGTGCGGCACAGGCCTACGGGCTGAGTAACGAACAAGTGGGCGGGACGTTCCTGGCGCTGCAGCAGGTGGCCAGTAAGGGCGTGGTGAGCATGGAGGAACTGAGGCTGCAGCTCGCAGAACGCCTTCCCGTGGCGCTGTCAGCTACAGCCACGGGCTTGGGCATCACGCAGCGCGAGCTGATCAAGCTGGTTGAGTCAGGGAAGCTCACGGCAGTTCAGTTCTTTCCGGCTCTGTCCAAGGGGTTGGATGAGTTGACCAAGGGCGCGGCTGGGCTTGAAACATCAGCGCAGATATTCCAGCGGTTTGGTAATGCGTGGCAAGAGCTGCAGCAGGACATTGGCGCTAATTTGCTGCCTGGTATAACCGCTTCCGTGATCCAGCTCACAAACGCGCTGGAGGGTTTGCGTGTTGAGCAACAGGCGAAAGGAGTGCGCCAAAACTTTGGCCTGTCAACGAATCAAGCCGAGCAGACCGTAGGCGCGTTGCGGCAAATACGCGAGCAGTACAACCTTACTGATCAGCAAGCTCGCAACATCACAAGCCAAGCCGTTGCGGCAGTAGGTGGCAATCGCGACATCTTCGGAGAGCTGAATCTAAGCGGCCAAAAGTTTAGTGATTTTCTGGGGCAGCTAAACATCAAAGCCGCCAAGTTCAGGGAGACAAATCGCGACATTGTAGGCGAAATCAAGGCCCAGGAATCAGCACTTGCGGCCAGTAACGAACAGGCCCGCCAACGCAACCAGGAGACCCAGAAATCCCTGGATCTGGAGCTCCAGCGCTCCAAGCTGCTGCAGCAGGAAACCAACGCCTCTGCTCGCCTGGCGGGTTCTCGCCGCACACCAGGCCTGGATGAGGCAGGCCGCGCCAGCCTCGAAGCTGAGCTGACCGTTGGCGAAAAAATCAGGGCACTGCAGATCTCCCGGCTGGAGCTCGCACGGGAACAGGCCAAACTGCCAGGCACGGGTGACGGCAAGGAAGGCAGCCAGTCCCTCGCCAAGCTGGCGGAGCTGCAATCGCAAGTCCGCACCGGCGAAATCGACGTAGCAGCGGCCCAGCTGCAGGGATCCAGGGCCACCGCTGACGCGCTGCGGAACCAGCAGGAGCGGGTTCGCCAGCAGCGGCTGGAATCCCAGGCCGCTGCGGATCGGTTGCAGATCACCCGAGAGCAGACCGCGCTGGAGGCTGCCGCCGCCGCATCGCAGGGCCAGGTATCGGCTACGGCGCTGCTTCAGCTCAACCAGCGTGCTGCCCTGGCGGAGAAGATCCGGATCCTCGACGCGGCGCGCAGCGCCCAGGCCACCGAGCTGGCTAGGGGGCCAGAGGCTGACCGCGTGGTGATGGAGGAAATCTCCGGCCGGATCGCCCGCGCCAATGCCGATGTGCGCCAGGCCTACGCTGAGGCGGGGCTGCAGCTCACCACCAACGCCAGGACCGCAGCGGAGGCGCTCCGGGGGGCACAGCAGAACCTGCGGGGTGTTCTGCGTGGCGGGTTCGATCTGCTGACGCCAGATCTGCAGCGGCAGCAGCTGCAGCAGGCGCGAGCGTCGATTCAACCGCTTGTTGACCGGGGCGTGATCCGCACCGGGCTGGACATCAGCACTCCCGAGAGGCTTTTTGCCGTGGCCGGATTCGCTGAGCAGCTGGTCCCAGCCCAAAAGGCGCTGGAGAATGCCATCAACGAAAACGCACGGGCAACGCTGGCCCTATCCGAGAAGGACTGGAACGTCTACGTTCAGGTTCCTGGCAGTAGCCCTGTGCCGATGCCCCTCCCGCGAACATGATCACCATCAACGGGCTGACGTTCACCCCCCTCACCGCCCAGCCCTTCGGCTACGAGGGCGAGGCCAGGACCGGCCTGACGGCTCGGACGTTTCGCTGCGCTGGCCTGCTCACGCCGTCGCAGTGGGCCACGCTGGTTGGCATCTACAACACCTGGCGTGATCTTCGGATCACCGACGCCGACACGCTTAGCTCCGGCACCGTCGGCAGCACCGTGGCGCTCACCACGGGCAGTATCAACGGGCTGACCGTCACAGCGCTGGCCTGTTGGTTCACCGAGGCCCCCACCGGCGAGCAGGCGGGGTGTTACGTCTCGACATCGTGCACGCTGGTGGATGCGGCGCAGGCGCTGGCCGTGTTGCTGCGCCAGGAGGAGAAGGCCCGCCAGGGGAATGAAGCCAGGCTGCCGAACTTGGGGACCGTCACCCTGGGCAGCGCCGTGATCACGCTCACCAAGCCGATGGAAACGCGGCGCGATGGCCCCACCGTGTCCCTGTCACCTGGCGGGACAAGCATCATCAGCGGGGCGCTGGTGGCGCACAAGGCGCGGCAGATCGAGGGTTACATCTCGTCGGGCACCTTCGCCGATCTGCTGGCCTGGTACGACACCACCATCAGCAGCAGTCCAGCTGCCGGGACCTGGTTCCCGATCAGCGAACCCACGGCCACGGCTGAGATCATCATCACCGGCGGGGCCAAGGCCACCCGTCACAGCGTCTCGCTCACGGCACTGCAAATCATCTGATGCCCAACGACATCCGCGCTACTTCGACATGCTCCCTAGGCGTCATCGTTGACAACGCCAATGTTGATGACAGCTACATCAACGGCGGCGCGGGGCTGATCAAGACCACGGGTTCAGTGACGATCGATGGCTTGATTACACCAGCGGTCGGCACGCTAGTTACATTCAGCTACGCCAAGAGCGGCGTGACGCGGCAGATCCCCCGGGCGCTGCGGGTGTTGTCCAGCAACGCGGATCCGGCCACACGACGGACCGCTGTTGAACTGGGCTGCAAGCTGACGTATCTGGATGATCTGCGGGAACGGATCAACTGGCAGGCACTGAACGACCCGAGCAACACACTGACGGCCGATGATGCCAAGATCATCACCATCCCGATCCGGGCGCAAGGCGTTGCCCAGAAGTGCCTAGAGGAGCTGGGCCTGACGGCGGCAAGCTTCAGCCTGACCAACGCTTTCAGCATCGCGCAGTTCGATCTGTCCCCCGGATACGTGCAAGTGCTGAGCGATCTACTGGCGTCTGAATGCTTGATCGGTTACCTCGATACGTCGGAGGTTCTGCGGGTCATCTCGCTGCAGCAGGAAGGCGGCACGGGTCCGGTGTTCGACCTGGACCAGCTAATAGGCTCCAGCGAGATCGGCTCCGGCAGGTTGCCAGCTGAAACCGTAATCGCTAGATACAGCAGTCTAAAGCTGAAGCAGCCAAAGCAAACCGCTCCTGAGGAATGGCGCGAAAAAAATAATGCGGTTACATACAGCATACAAATACCCTATACTTCAAAGGATACAGGAGAAAGCCGCATTGCAACGTACAACATTCTGGAGTCAACAAAAATAGAAACTGAATATCAAAACTATTCAACCACAAAAGGACTGCTACGGCTCCCGTTTCGCCGCAAGACAACATTTACAAGCGGAGCGGCGGCTCACGCTGGCAACGTCTTTAGCGAATACCTTTCGAATGATTTAATCCCTGGAAACTCACAAGTAACCAAAATAACTATAGAGACATACCAGTATGACGGCGAAGGAAATGAAACGATTTACCAGCGGGATGTTAGCGGTTCCCTAGGTTTCGCCCTTGGCTCTATCTCTGTGCCAATCGTATTCGAGAATAACCATGTGTCGCTGGATTTTACAACGCGCCTTGACCTTGAACGCGAAGTAATCGAAAGGGCGACAATCAAAAACACGCAACAGGTAACAACATGGACCTACGTTCCATGGTTTTCTACTATTGCCGGCCAGCAGGCAATAGCAGCTAGTAGCAATGCCTTGCAAAACGCTGCCGCTGTTGTTTCTTACCTCGGGGGAATTATTAGCGCTGGATTGCGACTCAGTGATTACAGGGTTGAAACAACCGAAGTACCCGAGCCGGTTGGCGTTCCATCAGTGGCGGATCAGAACACGGCTGCAGCGGCCAAGGGCGGCGATGCTGCTAACGGCTGGCGCACAGCCTCGGAGGCCAAGGTTGTGCTGGCCATGGGCTCGGCAACGGCGCAACGACGGGCGGAGTTCACGCCTCCTTACGTGCCGGATGACATATTTGCAAAAGCAAATGGCGTTTATATCTCTACTCGAAGTGATGCGGATAGCAAGGCATTGAACTATGCCAAGGTGCAAAACCGGCTGGATCACGCCAACCGCAACGGCATGAACGTCCAGATGCTGCCGGAGCAGATGCCAGACGCCCCATTCAGCCCGGTCATCTTCCGCTCTGGCGGGGTATCCGCTCTTTACCGCACCAACGCCCCAGCCTGGACGATTGGCCCCGCCGGGGTTGTGGCATCCACTGATGCGCTGTTCTGGGGCGCCGTAGGCGGCTCTGGCCCTCGGTGGTTCCCCGTTGCCCCGGGGATCACCACGCTGCCAGCGGCCCCGCCAGTGGTGGGCGGACAGATGACCGTAGGGCAGGTGGTGCCCGTGGCCACAGAAGCATATGAGATAACGCTGAGAACGCGGATCGGGATCAGCGTCCAGGCATTCGACTACCTACCGAGTGAAACCATCACCGTGCCGCCGCTGGTGACTCGCCTAAGTCTGACCGCATCTGAGGTTGCGCCGGAGGCTGTGGCGTTGCGGGTTCGGCCGCTGCTGTCAGTATCCGAAGTGGCGCCGGAAATCGTAAATCTCAGGATCAGAAGCAGGATCACTGTTGCGGAGCTTAATCCAATTACTATACTTTCGCCCATATTCTTCTACGATTTCAAAGACTCGTCAACGCTTACAACATCGGGAAGCGAGATTACAGGGATCAGTGATCAGGGCTCTTTGGGCTGGAACCTGACCAAGGTCGGCACAGGTCCGACTCTGGCGGGCTGGGGCAACGGCAACAACTGCGCCAACTGGGGCAGCCCAGGTCACAACAACGCATTACGATACGTGCACACTGGATCATCTCAAAACGTTGCACAGATATTTATTGTGCTCGATGCTAATTTTGGATCAACATTTACAACTTACAACGGTTTGATGTCTGGGGTAATTGATGATGCCCTGGATTTTGGTGTAACAGGAAAGCCCGCTAGTGCATCATTTGACAGCGCAACAAACTGGTTTGATTACGCTTCGCTAAATGGCGGATCGACGAACCAAATCACGGCAGTTTTGCCAACAATAAATAACCGCTGTGTTCTGATGATGCGCAACGCAAACAGTAGCGCTTCCGTTCTGGATGATGGTATCCAGCTTGGAAACGATCGAAACAACCTCAACAGGGGATGGGGCGGCCTGGTGGGCCTTGTTCTTGGGTTCAGCTCAGTTCTCAACTCGACCGATGAAGCCAACCTTGTCAGCTATCTGACAACGGAGTGGAACGTTTGAGGCAAACTAGGAGACAGCAAGCGTAATCATGGCACTCACTGTTCAGCAATCAACCAAGGAGCTGGCGCGAGTCGCCAACCTCGCCTACGAAGGTGAAACCATCAAGGTTGCATTATGCAACGTTGGATCTACAGGCTATACAGCAGAAAGCACGGTCACAAACTGGCTAACCACCGAAATCTCCGGCAACGGCTATTCACGCTTTTCGCTTTTACTGGGCACAGGCGCCTATGACTCAGTAGACGCACGTTACGAAGTCCCGTTTTTTGATGCTGTGTTTACGGCAAGCGGCTCCGGTTTCACTTATGACAGGATTCTGGTTTATGTGGATGGGGCTATCTATCCTCACTCCGTAATCACAGAGAATCCAAACATAGCGATGGTTGCAGGGCAAGCCAAAACTTATCGCATCCTGCTTTCCGTGGATGACTGATGGCAACATTCATAAACGTTGACTATAAAGCTATCAGCCTGCTGGAGCAAAACAGGCGCCAGGTTGATGCTAATCGCATCAGCTCGCTTGAAGGTGTCGAGCAGAAGCGGTTAGGGGATCAGATCCAGGCTGCCCGCCAGAGGCAGCGGCGGCCCGTGCGCGGTCGGCTGAGGCCCGGCAGGCGCGAGGAGCTGGCGGCTACGGCTAAGCCGATCAACTTAATCGTTCTTGAGCTTTCGTATGATCGGAATGATTACATTCCTACTCCGGATTGGCCGTTTGTAATACCTTCACAGCCAGGCGTTTATGATTTGAGCATTGCAATTGAAGGTGTTGTTGGAACGGGCTGGAGTTACACTGTATTGCAAGAGGCTGTAACCGGTTCACCTGGCAACAATGGTAGTTTTCAAAATCAAGTTTTTTGGCCCGGAGAAGATATTACTAATTCTGAATTGCCGCAGCTTGGACTTGATACTAGCAAAAGATACGATTTTGGCGTCATAGATTTAACAAGGCAACTTACCCTAGAACCGGGTGTTTCAAGCAGAAGCTTTGATATTATAGTTTTTGTTCAAATGAGAAGCTACATTCCGTTTGAAAATCGAGAAAATAGAGATAAAACACCAAAGCTGTCTTTTTATCCAGTTTCCATAAAAACCGGCAGTGGCTATATTTTTGGTGAGTCATACAACGATTTCCCGACGTCGTTGCTTGATCTGCCTCAACTCATTGCGCTTGGCACAAAAAACAAAAAAACAGTAAACATTGACACTGAGCAATACTTTACAGAAGAATTTTATCCTAACGAAGCGGTACTAAAGATCAAGATTGTCAATTCCAAGCTAAGCAAAATCGAAGTGCTTATATGAAACCCCCAGCCAACCCAGCCGCCCTGCTCCAGCAGTCGCAACAGCAAACAAACGCCAACCGCTACCTTCATCTCAAGCAGCAGCAATACGCTAAGCTGCTGAAACAAGCCACCACCAAATGACCAGCCTACCCTACATCAAGCCACCCAAGACGTTCCCACCGCGTCGGATTGGGAACAACGCTTCCGGCATCCTCGAGGTTCCTGTCCTTGGCGGGCTGACCGTTCAGGAGTCTGACACGATGGCCGATCTGTTGGCGAACAGCACCTCCCCCCGCGTAGCAGAAGCAGAGGCGGCGGTAGCCATGGCAGCTTCTGAGGATTGCACGCCGATGGAAGCTCACACGGTCGTCCAGGATGGCCTGTCCGGCCTGCCCATTGACGACCCACTGGCTGAGGCCATGCGACTGCGCCACGCGGAGCGAATCGACGCAGTAGCCAGCGTCTACCAGGCGGCCGGCAGGCGCAACATGACGGCAGCAGCAACGGCGATCATCCGGCATCGGCTGGGGTTGCCAGAGTGGACCATGGCCGAAACGCTCAAGCTGCCGCGGCTGCTGCGGGAAGGCATCTGGCAGCTGGTGCGGGATGAGCAAGACGCCGAGGATCTGCCAGCTGAGTCATTCACCGAGGACGACCTAAAAAAGCCGCCAGTGGGCGATGGACGCCCGAGCGAACCGACTGGGGGGCCGTCTTCTGGAGGCTCTGCCACGCCTACCCCGGACAGTGGCACAGGGAAACCTTCGCCCGCGAGCTGAGGGCCACCGTTCTGCGCGCCTGGCGGGAGCTGCAGGCGATCGAGCGGGAGCAGGCTACCAGGGCCGAGCTTCCCATCGCTCAGGTGTCGGCGATGCTGGCGAACATCAACCGCGACACAAAAAAGCAGCCGCAACCCTGGTCGGTTCAGGATTTCTGCTTCTACCGCGACCGTGACAGCACCGGCGACAGCAGGGGCATCCCGCCAGAGGCTGCAGCTGTGGCCCTGAGCCTGCGGCATGAGAACCGTTGCCCTGAGATCCTGCTCGTTGCCTGGCAGGCGATCCTCGAAGCTGCCGACGACACCACCAAACCCCCGCCAGTGAGGGCGCTGCACAGCGACGACGGCGCCGTGTGGGTGCTGGCGCCACAGATGATGCAGGGCGGCTGCCGTGGTGGGCTGGTGGCCGTGCGGGGCACCGTGTCGGGGCCGGTGCTGCTGCGGGAGCTTGATCGCCCGCTGCTCACCCATCGGCTAGTGCTGCCCAAGCGGACCGGCTACGGCTGGTTGGAGGCCAGCCTGTTCCTAGCGGGTTCTGTTCCTGGCGGGTGATGCAAACTAGACCATGAACATCCGCACCCTACGGACATCCCTGGAGGCAACCCTGGCCAGCCAGCTGGGGGCCTACATTTTCCCGAACGGTTCAACCACGCCAGCGATTGCGGTCAGGGCATGGGGTGAAGCGTTGCCACCACGAACCACGGTCAGCGGGCTGGAGTGTCTGATTATAAGAAATCCTGAGCTAGATCCGATCGTAAAGCAATATCGGGATGAAGTGGCGTTTCAGAAGTGGACTATATTTCTAGTTGATTGGGGTGGCGCTGTTGATCTGCACGATGCTGCCTCCCGGTTGCTATGGGCCTACCCTGGCAGCGAAACCTCAGTAGTGCAGGCACCGCAAAGCGTTGGGCCTAAAGCTTGGATGCGGGTTGAGCTGACCACATCGCCCGACTTCTCGCTTGAGGCTGGCGGGTTCCTCCTTGAAGACGGGGGATACATGCTGCTTGAAGACGGCGGCAAGCTGTTGATGGAGGTGTAAAGATGCCAGATCAAAAGCTCTCACAGCTAACATCAGCGACAACCGTTGCCGGATCAGATCAGCTCTACATCGTCCAGGGCGGTCAGTCCAAGCGTGCAACCGCCTCGCAGCTGCCGATCAGCACGGCAACAGCCGCAGCGCTGGATGGCAAGGAGGTTACCGGCACCGCAGCAACTGCCATCACTGCTCACCTGGCGGCGGTCGATCACACATCCGTAACCCTCGGCGCCACCGTGGCCGATGTGCTGGGGCTGACGGGGCAGCAGCTGACCGCTGACGACCCGGGGGCGGGTGCTGATCGACTGCTGTTCTGGGACCACTCGGCCGGACGCCTGCGGTACCTGGCGCTCGGCCCCAACCTGACGATTACCGACACCACGATCACCGCCCCGAGCGGCGGAGGGGGTGGAGGGTATCCCGCGTTCTCAGCCCCGACCGGGTTCAACGTCGGCGGATCGGGAACTGCCTCGATCACGCTGTCGTTTGCCACCGGCTACAGCCTGCCCACCACGGCCAACCAGGCCAGCTGGGACGCGGCGGCAGGGTTGGCAGCAACGGCGATCCAGCCAACCGACAGCCGCCTGACCGATGCCCGCGACTGGTCAGCCGCCACGGTAACGCAGGCCGCGGC